TGGGGTGGTAATGGGTGTACATCTTGCTCAAACCGTTGGGACTGGAACCGGTTATGCGGCCCCTATTTCTAGGGAGTGGATAGACGACCAGTTAGATGCTGCTGGGCATCATGACCCAGAAGATTATATTGGAAACGCGACCATGGAGGGTGTGTACGCGGACACCAGAGGCAAACCAGTCTCTTTCCTAGAAACTTTGGACTCCAATCCTGAATTTGCACGAACGACAGTAGAAGTGCATGGTCAACAAGCTATAGTTGGCGTTCTATCACCGCGCTGGGCTGAGCGCGTCACCAATCGATCGGACATTAAACCGTCCCCAATTTTCGACAAGGTGGTGCCTCATGTCACTGTCCCTGCGCCTCTTTCAAAAAGTGACGAAAACCTCTCTGAGGAGAAGAAAGCGGATCCTGAATATACTCCGCTTCGACAAGGCATACAGAAGTATGCGGAACCAACCCGCCGCTTCAAGCCTGCAATTCTTTTAACAGTTTTTGCAGTTGTGTGCAACTTCTTCTCGAAAGTTAATCCGCTTGGCTTTACCGCCCGGCGCCTGCTTACTCTAAAAGAAATGATCAATGGAGTGAGAGAAGCAGGATACAACAGAATTAACTTTCAGACATCCCCCGGACTTCCCTACAAACGATTCCCCCGAGCGGCTGGTTCAAAAGGAAAAGGCTTCCTGTTTCGACAGGAGCGAAAACCAAAGCCTGATGAATGCCCAGATGATATCCCTTGGGAGATTGACTCACAGTTTCTGTTAGATCGCATTGAGGAGTACGAAACGAATGCTCGTGCAGGCAAAAGGACTCTTAATCTAGCCTACACGAACCTAAAGGACGAGCGCATTAGCCTTCAGAAGGCAAAAGATGGCAAGACACGACTTTTCGAGTGCGAGCCAATGCACTTTACTCTTTTAGTTCGCAAGTACTTCGGCTGCTTTATTGCGGCATGCAACCAGAGCCCTGTGACGCTGCCTGCAGCGGTAGGGATTGACCCCGCTAGCCCACAATGGACCCATCTCTATAATCGACTTAATCGATTTGGTGGGAATGTTATTGCTGGTGACTTTGCTGCTTGGGACGGACGCCTGGACCCCCAGGTTATGGACCTCGCAGTGGAAGTTGTTAACAATTGGTACAACGACGGACCGGAATGCGCCAGAGCACGGCGCGTGATAATTATGGATCATATTCACCACTTTACCCTTGCAGGGAATGCTGTTGTTTACAAGAATCAAGGAATGCCTTCGGGCTCTGCGATTACTGCTGACCTCAACTCCCTGTGTAACATCATCTACATGTTGACTGGCCTGCTTTCCATTGCGGAAGAACGAGGAATACATGTAGAACCTTCGCGTCTCTTAGCTCATGAGGATTCTCTTTTGGAGATGACCTTTTATGGCGACGATCACGTGTTGGCTCCTCACCCTGAAATACAGACTTTCTTTAATTTTAATACGTTACAGGAATACTTTCTTTTACATGGTGTTGGCTACACCGACGCACTCAAAGCCGGGGGTGCTCAACCCGACTTTACAAAGCTAACCGCTTGTTCCTACTTAAAAACAGGATTCAAGCCTCACCCCAGACGATCACATCTCATACTCGCACCTATTTCAACCAACTCGATACACGAAGAACTGAACTGGCTACGAACTGAAGACACGCTCATCGTCAAAGAGGCGCTCAGACAAAATATCATGTCTGCGCTGCGGTTTGCTTACCACCATGGACAACCGTACTATGACGACTTACTAGCGAAGATTAACCTTGCGCTTTCGGAGACCCCGGAGGAACTGGGTTTGGAGTTAGTAGAGAGCCCGTACCGGACGAGAGACATAGAATGGATCTCACAGCACTTCGAATGAAACCTCTGCAACTGTTTTCTTTCGCACGGCCCCACATTTTCCAGGTGGTGAGCCCTGCTTTGACCCTCTAATCTTTTCGACCGGTAAACTATCACAATTTTTGGCTTTTTGTGATGGTCTATAGATGAACCTGCCCCTCAGAGGGGCCCGTCTGGCTTAGTTTACATATTATAATTGCAAAAAAAAAAAAAAAAAAACA